CAGTGAGCGACGTTTTGATTTTGGTACATTGAGACGCGCAAGGAGGATATCAAGCTCCTTTTGCGCTGCATTTGGTGAGGGCTTATCGGAAGCTTGGCTCGGAGCCTGCTCAATCTCATCACTGGGAAGAAGCGCATCTGCAAACCCTTGTTCAACAGCACTCTCACCATTGATCCAGGTCTCTTTGTCAAGCTGATTGCTCAGCTCTTTTTCCGGGATATTGGTGCGTGCGTGATAGATTCTGATCGCAGCGTCATCAAACGGCTCAAGCCAGTCGGCAACCTCACGAAACCCATGCTTATCACTACACGCACAAACCCACGTGTTATGGATCATCAAGAACGCCGCTCGCCCGATCTGAATTTCATCTGCCGCCATCGCAATGACAGAAGCCGCTGATGCTGCTAACCCCAGCACCTTCACAGTTACCTTTGCCTTGTGCTCGCGCAAAAGATTGTAGATCGCCAGTCCTTCGAAGAAATCACCGCCCGGTGAGTTGATCGAGACAACCACATCCTTCTCGCCAATATTGCGCAGCGCCGCAGAAATCCGCTTGGCAGTCACCCCGTCACACATCCAGCTTTCACCAATGGGATCAAGGATAGAAATGGTGTTTTCATCCTCCTCGCCAGCTGCTGCCCTGATGTCAGGGTTCCAGCGCTGCCGGACGCTTTCAGCAATCGCACTTTGAAGACCGCGCCCGGCCAGCACCGGGACATTTGGCAAATTACGGATGCTCATTTGTCGTCCTTTCCAAGCAAGTCAACCAGTCCCATGGAGGTTTGAACCACCAGCTCATCACTGTTGCCGCCGCGCCGTGGCAGATTGAGTCTGTCACGACACTCATCTCCAGTTATGATGCCAGCCATACGCAGTTTGAGGAAAAGGTCGCCTTTGGCCCTACTGTCCATTTGCAACATGGCTTCACGGTTATACTCCACGTACCAACGCCCGCGTTTTTCAACGGGAATGAGATCCTTCAGAATTCGAGCTTCGTTTTTAACCAGCAGCGGATTAATTCCAAGCGAGAGCCAGGACAACATCACCGCTTCAACACCGC